ATGAGCAATGAATTAAAGGCTAAGCACCAGGTAACAAACGATATTATAGACATGGTGGTAAACCATAAATTGACAACCAGGGAAGTGCATGAGGTATGCTTTGCTGTAATGTACCACACGCTTCTAAGCAAGGACAATATTAAAATCATGAAGGAACAGATGGGCATAGACATATTCAGCTTAAAGGGTCTCGACCTGATAGACTTTGTGCATGCTATGAATAAATCATTTATGATTATAAGCGAGGACGCAAGCAATGAACTTAATGACACCAAGCCTACTAAGTAAGATTGAACAGTGGATAGCAGAAGGCAAGTACTATAGATGCTATCAATTAAAGGAATGGCGAGGGGCTAATGGTATAAGGGCAGCTGCAAAGGCAAGGGATAAATACTGTGTAGACTGTGCTAAGATAGGTAAACTGTCACCGATAGAAGAAGTACATCACGAGATAGAATTAAAGACTGACCCTAGTAAGTTCTTATGTTTAAACAATGTGGCTTGCCTATGCCAGGCTTGTCACAATAAAAGACATGAGAGGTTTGAGGGTAACAAGAAGAAAAGTTTTACAACAGAAGAACGTTGGTAATCAAATGTTAAAGCTTGATGGGTCCCCCGGGTCGAATCATTTCATTTCTTTGGGAGAGGGGTAGCAACGCGGAGTGGGGCTTGGAGAATATACTTACTAAAATTTATCATGCACGCACGCACGAGGAAAGGGGGTTATAGCATGGAAGAAGTTTTCAAACTAAACAAGAGTCAGAAAATCAAGTCTAATAAAATTCATAAGGCAATAATTGACCAAATGAAGGAAAATGGAACTCACAAAGAGCCATACATTGATATTGCTGAACGATATATGGCAATGTGGGAAGTTACCATGATGCTTGAAGAAGATATTCGAGATCGTGGAGTTCAGATTATGACAGAAAAAGGACTAAAGAAAAATGATTCAGTAGCTATGTTAACTAATCTTAATAAGCAGATGTTAATATGCCTTGAAAAGCTAGGCCTGTCTACCTCAACGGTTAAGCATGAGCTTGGCGGTGATATCTAGTGAAATATAACACTGGATGTAAGTATTTTGATAAGTGGTTTGAACTGTGCGACAAACAACCAACTAGCATATGGAATTTGCATTTAAGGGCCTTAATTCTAAAAAAAATAGAGAAGCAGCATATATATGTTGATGTCAAGAAGGTCGACAAATTAATAAAAACTATTGAAAAATATAGACCTTATAAGTTGGCGCCAGTGCAGAAGTTCTTACACTGTATTCCCTACACTTACCTGGCACCAGGCATAAAAGCATGGAACGAAATCCTTATTGAAAGCGGTAGAGGATTTGGTAAAAATGCCTATGTAAGTGATTACATCTTAGGGGCAACTAGCAATGTAAATGGGATAAAAGGCTACAATGTTGATATAGTTGCCACGTCAGAAGACCAGGCTAAAACATCATTTACAGATGTGTATAATGCCATAGGAGATAACACAGATTTACAAAGAGCATATAAAAGGACCCTGGTGGAAATTGAATTCGTTAGAACCAATTCAAAGGTAAAATATTATACCTCTAATGCTAAGACTAAAGACGGACTTAGACCTGGAGCAGTGGTATTTGATGAAATACATGCTTATGAAGACTATGACAACATCAAGGTGTTTAGATCCGCACTGGGTAAAGTTCCTGAACCACTAACTATATATATAACTACTAATGGATATGTTAGAGGTGGGGTATTAGATGACCTGGTAACAGAAGGTAAGGAATGCCTACTTGAACAAGATTTAGAATCCAAACTATTCCCTTTTATTGCAGTCATTGACAGATACGAAGAATGGGACGACCCTAGCCTTTGGGTTAAGGCAAATCCAATGATTCCCTACTTGCCTATTCTAGAGCAAGAATATAAGGATGCATTCAGGAATGCTAAGAAAAGACCACATATGAAGGTTGAGTTTATAACCAAGCGTTTAAATTTCACTATGGAAGATACAGACACCGCAGTTGCTTCATGGGAAGATATTCTAGCAACTAATCAAGAGGTAAACTGGAAGGACTTCATGGGGTGTTCATGTGTTGGTGGTGTCGACTATGCAAGTTCGAGGGACTTCATAGGTGTTGGGCTATTATTCAAGAAGATAGTCAATGACAATACTAAGTACTATTTTAAGCACCATACATTCATTGTCGAAGAGAGTCTAAAGCTAGTAAAATTCAAGGTGGATTTAGATAGGGCTATTAGTGAGGGACTGGTTACTATTGTTCCAGGAAAAACAATGGACCCTAGATATTTGACAAGTTGGTTCTTGAATGAAGTAAAAGAGAATAGGTATATCATTGAAGCGATAGCAACAGATGATTATAGATATGAACTAATTAAGGACGATTTCAATGAGGTAGGTCTGCCACTTACCACAGTTAGAAGTGGTCCTATTTCTCATGGGAAAATTGCACCAATAATTGAAAAGCTATTTGCTGATAACAACCTTGTATTTGGTGATGATATGATGATGAGATGGTATACGAACAACGTTAAGGTAGTCACTGATGGTAAGGGAAATAAGACTTATCAAAAGCAGGATCCTGAAAGACGAAAGACAGATGGATTTATGGCATTTATTCACGCGATGTTAAAACGTGACTCTATAAGGATAGCCACAATGTCTAATATAAACAAGGGATTTAAAACATACACATATTAACAAGAAAGGGGGTGGAGAGATGGGAGTATTTAACAAAATGATGGAAGTACTAACTGGGAGTAACAAGCAGAGACTTGATATGCTACCAGTGGGGGATTTTATGCTTGATGGGATAACCATTCCATTGGCATCAGAACAAGTGTATCTTGAATATGCAATAAGTATGTGTATTAACAAGATAGCCAATGCACTAAGCCAATGCACAATCGAAACATACGAAAAGGGAAAAATAAAAAAAGGTGAAGTATGGTATCAGTTCAATGTTGAGCCTAACATAAATCAAAATATAACTGATTTTTGGAATAAGCTAGTGCTTGAAATGGTGGTCAATCCTAATGGGGCATTAATAGTTCAGTCCTATGAAGGCTACTGGCTAATAGCAGATAGTTACACCGTTATGGAAAGAGCAGTCAAGGACAATGTCTATAAGGATGTAAGAATTGGGGACTTTATATTCAATAGGGAATTCAAGGAAAGTGATGTCTTGCACTTAAAGTTATCAAACAAAAATGTAAAGCAACTTGTAACAAGTGTTTATACAATGTTTGGAAAAGTTCTAACAAGTGCAGTTAAGAATTACAATAGGAAGAATTCAAGGAAGGTATTAGTTAAAATTGATACCATGTTTGAAACATTTAAGAATACTGTGGATCCTGAAACGGGTCAGACTGAATATGATTTAAGGCTAGACGACTTATTCAAAAATAGGTTAGTAGGATATTTTTCTGAATCTGATTCAGCGACACCAATTGAAAAGGGCCTAGAAATTGAAGATAAGACATCAGAGTTTAATGGGTCTGGATCGAAATATAGGGAAACAGATGATATCCGAGGTGCATTTGACGATATTGTAAATATGGTGGCTGATATATTCAATATCCCTAGAGGACTTTTAAAGGGTGACACTGCAGATGTGGAAGCTATGACAGATAACTTTATTTCATTCTGCATAAATCCTATTGCAGGTCAGTTGGAAGATGAAATCAACAGAAAACTATATGGGAAGAAATCATACTTAGAAGGGACTAAGATGATAATCAAGACATCTTCAATTAAATCTTATGACCTAACCAAGATAGCTGCAAGCGTGGAGGCCCTATATAGAATAAGGACCTTAAACACTAATGAAGTAAGAAGGCTATTGAAATATGAAGAGATAGGAGAAGATTGGGCCAATGAATATATGGAGACAAAGAACTATCAACCAGTTAATCAGAAAGGGGGTGAGATAGATGGAGAATAAGGTAATTAAAGCAAGATGTGAGTTGGTCGACAATAACGGGCTAAAGGAGTTAGTATTGTATGGACCGGTGGTAAATGGTAAGGCATGGTTTCTTGACTCAGATGAGTATATTTGCCCTCAAAATGTAATGGCAGCATTAAAGGAAGCTGATGGTGAAGATATCCTTGTTAGGATAAACACCAATGGCGGAGATGTGTTTGCAGGAATAAGCATTTACAATATTCTAAAAGACTATAAAGGCAAGGTCACAGTCAAAGTAGATGGAATAGCTGCGAGTGCAGGTTCAGTGATAGCCATGGCAGGTGATAAGATATTGATGGGTGTTGGAACAATGCTAATGATCCATAATGCATGGACTTTTGCATCAGGGAATGCAGACGAGTTAAGGAAGGTTGCAGATGACCTAGACAAGATATCAGATAGCATATCTAATATTTACATGACAAGATTTTCAGGGACAATCGAAGAACTAAAAGCACTACTTAACGCTGAAAGCTATTTGACTGCAGAAGAGGCAATAGCCCTTGGCTTGGCTGATGAAGAAATCGAGGAAGAACCGACAGAACCGACAGAACCAAAGGAACCGGAAGAAGACCCTGAAGAAATCAAAAACTCAATAATTGGCAAGTACATTGCCATGCGAAAAGAATCCGATAAAGCACAGAGTAAGGGTTCTTTTTATATGAATAAATTTAGATAAGAAAGAGAGGACATTATAATATGGCTTTACTAAACAAAGATAACGAAACGAATATACAGGCGCTAGCACTAGATTTAGCTAGGGCAGAAAATGAAGAGGCATTTGCAAAGGCGCAGGTTGCCCTTGCTGCACAGATTGAACAGGATATAATAGCACAGGCAAAGCAGGCTGCAACAGATGATTTATCAGATTCAAGAGTCCTTGAATCAAGAGGACTAAGAGCCTTGACAAGTCACGAAAAGAAATACTATGCACAGGTCCTATCTACTGGTGGATTTAAGGGGATAGAAGAATTAATGCCTATCACAATAATAGATAGAATATTCAAGGATATTGAGGCAGAACATCCACTTCTACAGAAGATTCAGTTTGTAAACACTACTGGAATAACTAAGTGGCTTGCTAGAAAGTCAGATGCAGAAGGGGCTGTTTGGGGTAAGCTTGGAACTGAAATCAAGAAGAAGCTAGACAACTCATTTACTGTAGTAAATACTACTCTTAATAAGCTAACTGCATTTATACCAGTATCTAAGGATATATTAGTTCTTGGTGATTTGTGGATAGATAAATTTGTTAGAGTACTACTAGCTGAATCAATAGCTATAGGTCTAGAAAAGGCAATAATTGAAGGTAACGGAGTAGATTGCCCAGTTGGTATGCTAAAAGATATCACGCAGGCGAAGTCAGCTACTACTGGTTACCCTGATAAGGCAGCAGTCGCACTTAACGACCTAAAGCCAGCTACACTTGGCAAGAATGTAATGAAGCCACTTGTAGATAAGAAGGTTAAGACTGTTAACAATGTATTGTTGATTTGCAATCCTGGTGATTACTGGGAAAAAATATTCCCACAGACTACAGTGCTAAGTGCTGCAGGTCAGTATGTATTTAATGTACTACCAATAAATGCAGAAGTATGCCAGTCAGCATTTGTTCCTGAAGGCAAGCTTATAGCGTGTATTCCTGATGATTACTTCCTTGGCATAGGATTTAATGGTCCTGTAGTATATTCAGATGAATATCAGTTCTTAGAAGATGAAAGAGTATACGCACAGAAGCTATTAGGACATGGGCAACCAATTGAACCTAAGTCATTCTTGGTATTCAACATTGCTGCAATGGCTGTCCCAAGCGTATAAGATTTTATAAGTATGATGGCCGGTGTTAATCACTGGCCTTTATAAGTAAAGGGGGACAGATTATGGCATCAAAAAAAGTTAAGGCAAGAGTCTTATTTGATTTTGAGGACTTACAAGATAATATAATAAGACATAGTGGAGATATATTTTCGGTAACAAGGACTAGGTTTAATGAAATAAACAAAAAGACCCAGGAAATGTTTAACACAGACTATGTGGAAGAAGTGCTTGAAGAAAAGTAGGTGATAGCATGACACTACTAGAAGAAGTGAAAGCAAGGCTTGATGTTACTTGGGAATATGACGATCCTAAAATTAATACAATGATTTTGGAAGGTCAAGACTTTATTAAATCAAGAGTTGGCAAGACCAACTTTGATACTGAAATATCAGCAAGAAAGCTATTAAAAGAATATTGCTTCTATGCCTGGAATGGAGCCAGTTATTCATTCGAGGACGACTTTAAGAGCGATATTTTAAATCTGCAGATTAAGCACAGTTTGGGGGACTAACAAATGAAACCTAACAAGAAAACATCTGAAGAATTAAATAGTGGACTACTTGAATATGGAGTCAAGAAAACAGTCAGAGACGAGAAGAAGGCAGTCATAGGCAACAGGTTTGTAAGGTTGGGTTTTTTGAAATACAAGACAAAATATTTCAAGCATGAAGACTTTACAAATTACTTTGGACTTGAAACAAGGGTAGATCTTAAAATAAAAGTCTACAAGGTTAAGGACTTAGAGATGACCCAGCTGATAAGAATCGACAATGCCTACTTCGATATCGTTAAAATGGATGACGATCTAACATGTCGATTTACATATTTATATTTACAGAAAAGGGGTGGTCTAGATGATTAAAAATCTACAGGGGCTACTTGACCAACTAGAGGCAATAGCACCAGTATTTGCCACCGACATCAGAAAAGACGAGGTCAAGGAAAATAAATCGTTCTTTATTTATGATGATGATGGCGACATCAAAAAGCCTGACACGTCAACAAATCAATACCAACAAGAATTTTATTTGTATTTTGTGACTAGGGAAAAAATGGTCCTGGATAAATTCAAAATAATAGAGATGTGTGACGATCACAGACTATTATTTAATTCTTGCGAAACACAGGTTGGGAAGATAGAAAGCTTAGATGTAGAGGCTAGTATGACTACTTTTACATTTATTCACGTTCATAGGATGTGTAGAGGGTAGCCTATGAGCAGGATATCCTTCATATTAAAGCCTGAACAAAGTGAGAAGATAGCCGAGGGTCTAAAAAAGACAAGTTCAACTCTTGAAAGCAAGCTAAATGAATATTTGCACACAAAAGGCGGCCAACATGCCATTCAGGGAATAATAGGTTTTATTCCAAAATCCAATAGGCAAAAAAAACACGCAAAAGATAGCAACCCACTTAAATTTGACAAGTTAAATTTGGGGTTTAAAGTATATGCAAGAGGTGGGGCAGCAAATAAAAAAGGAAGTTTTGGGTACTTGGTATTCCCAGATGAAGGGCGAGGATCACACAATTTTATAGCACAAGAATTTTTCAGACGAGGTTTGGAATCAAAAGAGGATAAATTATTCAATGATGTAATTAAAATCATTGATGAAAATATTAGTATTTAGAATAGGAGAAGATAAGATGGGAGCAACACAGAGAGATAGCCAGTTTTCATATTTTAAAGTTACAAATGCCCACATATTATTTGAGGGTGAGGCTGCATCAAAGAAGTTAGGCTGCACTGGTGAGTTAGAAGTCGAATCCGAAATCAAAACAATTGTTAAGAAGTGCGAGGGAGTCGACAAGGAAAAGAGGGCCAAGGTGGTTGGTCAGAAACTAAAGTTTGTAGGTCATATTGAAAGAGATGTCCTAAATAAGATATTTGGTATAGACACAACAGGATTTAAGCCTGGTGTATATACATATGGTGATAGTTCTCTTGGTAAAGTAGGCTGCTTGACATTTTCAGCATACGACCTAATGGAAACAGATGAAGAGCTTCTTGCTTGGCCAAAGGCTGCAGTTACATCAGGACTAACACTGTCTATCAAGAATGGTGAGGAAGAAGTGGCAGAGATAGAACTTGAATTTTCAATAACTGCTGATGAAATGGGCAAGTTTATGTACAGAGGCTTCAAATCTGAACTGGGCCAGTTGGCTGATACATGGCATTCAAAGTTTGACGCAAGTAAGCTAAAGGCATAAACGAATTAAAATATAAAAAGGGGGTCAATATGGCACTTACATCAATCAAATTAACTGAGGGTGGAGAATTTAAAATAAATACACACCTAACACTTGGAGCATTAAGGAACGCACAGATAAAGGGTCTACTTAATAAGGACTTTATATCAGGGATAATCAAGACAAGCATGGGAAATGAAATAGAATTTGATTCATTGCCAATGGATGATATCCTTCTTATGGACCTTGCTTATATTTGCTACACAATGGAAAATAAAAACCCACTAAGCATTGATGAATTCTTAGAAGTGGCAGACCTTAATTTCCAGGACTTAACTGAGATATACACAGAAGTGTTGACAAATTTAATAACAAAACCAGGGAAGATGCCTGGTGATTTTAAAAAGGCCACACCAAAGCAGGCTTCAAATGGCAAGAAAAAAAAACACCGACGCTAGACCCTAGCAATGTTGAGGAATTCTTCTCATTATTTGCCTTTTATTTTGGTTTAGGTCAGGATATATGGGAAATCCCTATATCCATGTTAATGTCTATGGCGGTGAATAAAATTGCCATAGACAATTACTTAAACAGTAGCATAGATTAGCCCCATATTTTTGGGGCTTTTTTTATTGAAAAATTTTAAAGAAAGGGGGAATAACATGGCTAAAAAAACAAGCAGAGAGGTCAATATAGAATATAAGCTGATTAATAGTCAGTTCAACGCTTCTATTAAGGGCATTCAAAGTGAAATTACAAGCCTTACAAAGTCATTTAAGCTTCAGTCTGAACAGATGAAATTGACGGGGTCAGAGTCTGAAAAGCTAGGAGTCACTCTTGATCACCTAAAGCAGAAGCAGGCTTTGCAAAAAGAAAAGACCGAGGAAATCAGGAAGGCCCTAGAAAATGCCAAAAAAACCATGGGCGAAAATTCCACAGAGGCTAAGAAGTGGGCCAGTCAGCTTATGGACTCACAAAAGGCAGAAGCTACCCTTGGTAATCAGATAAGCATAACTAATCAGAAGCTAGCTGAAGCACAGAAGGCTGAAAGTGCAGCTGCTAAGGCGAGCCAGGAAAGAAAAGAAAAGCTAAGGGAACTTGCTTCTGAACAGGACAAGGTTACATCTAAGATGGATGCCTTAACTGCAAAATATAATGCACAGGTCAAGGCACTGGGTAACAATGCAAGTGAATCTGATAAGCTTAAAGTAAGGCAGACCTATTTAAAAGAGGCTATGGCCACTACCAAGCAAGAGGTCAAGGGTCTTGAAGAAAGTCTAAAAGTAGCCAAACAAGAATTTGGTGCAAATTCAGTTGAAGTAAATAAGCTTGAAAAAGAACTAGCAGAAGCTACTGCCAAGGCCAAGGAGTTTGAGAATGAGTATTCAAATGTCGGAAGCACAGCCAAGAGGGTGTCGGACAAGCTATCAAACACAGGCAAGACTATTTCAAATATAGGCGATTCATATTCTAAAAGGGTATCATTGCCACTATTGGTAGGAATAGGCGCTACTGTTAAAGTTGCTAGTGATTTAGAAACTGCATTTACTGGAGTAAGAAAAACAGTAGATGAAGTCAGGGACAAGAATGGCAAGCTAGTCATTTCTTATAAAGACCTTGAAAATGGAATAATTGAAATGTCTAAGACCATGCCGACATCTGCAGTTGAAATAGCAGGAGTAGTAGAGGCAGCCGGTCAGTTAGGTGTTAAGGCCAATGATGTCTTATCATTTTCAAAGACAATGGTGCAAATGGGTGAAGCTACTAACCTAAGTGCAACAGACGCAGCTACATCAATAGCAAGATTCACAAATATCATGGGTGGGTCACTTGGTCAAGTAGATAGACTTGGGTCATCTATAGTATACCTAGGTAATAACTACGCAACTACTGAATCCGAGATTACTGCAATGGCTATGAGGCTAGCCGGTTCAGGACATCAGATAGGATTGACTCAACAGAATGTACTTGCCTTAGCTACTGCAATGAGTTCATTGGGAATTGAAGCTGATGCAGGTGGGTCCTCAATGTCTAAGGTTATGACCAAAATGCAAAACGCAGTAATGGGACCACAAGAAGCGTTTAAGGCATTTCAAGGTGAATTAAGTAGAGTTGGTGTAACATATCAAGATGTAAGAGCAGCTATTGAAAAGGGCGGCGAAACGCTAGAGGAGATGGCTAATAAAACAGGTTACACCAAAAGTGCATTGAAAGACATGGTCAAAGAATTTGATGAAGGACAATCTAAAATTGATCTATTCGCAAAAGTAGCAGGAATGTCGTCCGAGCAGTTCGCTAGAACATTTAAGGAAAAGCCTATAGAAGCAATAAATGCCTTTGTAAAAGGCTTGGGAGAAATGGGCAAGCGAGGGGAAAATGTCAATACCGTTCTAAGTGATTTAGGAATCACCGAACTAAGAGAAACTGATACGCTTAAAAGGTTGTCAGGTGGTCAAGATATACTAACAAATGCTATCAATGATGCAAATAAGGCTTGGGACGAAAATAATGCCTTGACGAATGAAGCACAGAAAAGAAATGATACCTTCGCGGGTAAAATGGGCATGCTGAAGAATGAAATAATAGCATTTATGAATGATGCAGGAAAGCCAATAGCTGATGCACTAAAGACCATGTTTGAACACTTAAAGCCAGTTTTGGAAGCAATAGGGAGACTAGCTAAGAAGTTCAACGAGGCTAGCCCTGAAACACAGAAGATGGTAATGGCAATAGGTTTAGTAGTAATAGCAATTGGTCCAGTCTTATCCATTGTTGGCCGACTACTATCAGTATTTGGGACCCTGTCAGGAGCCTGGGCAACTGCATTTGCAGGAGCAGAAGCAGCTACACCTGCAGTTAAGGGTCTGTCTATGGTCTTAAAAGGCATAAGTAAGATTGCAGGCCCTATTCTTACAGTATTTAAAGGCTTATTCTCAGGTCTTGCAGGAGTATTTGCAAGGTTACTTCCAATGGTAGCTGGAGCATTCCAGGCAATAGGTGCATTTATAATCGCAAATCCAATAGCCCTTGCAGTTGCTGCTGCAGTTGCCGCCCTAATATTCATTTGGGTAAAGTGGGGAGACGATATTAAAGCCTTCTTTAAGAAACACTGGGAAGAAACTAAGCAGATATTTCTTGAAGGTTGGAATGCTGTCACTGAAGGTATAACAAACGCTTGGAATGGCTTTATTGAAGGTGCTAAGACACTTTGGGAAAACTTCAAGTTAGTATTCAAGTTCCTATGGGACCATATCAAGGAAATATTCATGATAAGTTGGGAAGCTATCACATCACCAATAACACTTGCTATGAAATTATTCATAGGTGTAATTAAGACCATATGGGAGCCTATGACTCAATTCTTTTCACAGACTTGGGGCAAAATAAAAGACAGTGCGACAAATACATGGAATGCAACAACAAGCTTCTTGCAAAATACATGGACAAATATCAAGACTAAGGCATCTGAAACTTTTACAAATTTAAAGACATTTCTAGGTACAACATGGGATAATATCAAGTCAACAACTAGTAGTACTTGGGATAACATCAAGACTAATCTAGGGCAGAACTGGGATAATATAAGAAGCAATGCATCTAGTAAGTTTGAATCTATCAGGCAGACTATTTCAACTGCATGGGGGAATATTAAGACCATTTCAGGAGCAGTTTGGGATGTAATCAAACAGTCTATCAGTGGTAAGATGGATGGCATCAAGAACCACATAAGAGGAGCCATAGATTCAATAACAGGCTTCTTTAGAAATTGTAGGCTTGAATTACCTCACATAAGGCTACCTCACTTTAATATTAGTGGTAGCTTCTCACTTAACCCACCAAGTATACCTCATATATCAGTTGATTGGTATAAAACGGGTGGTATAGCCACAGGACCAAGTATAGTTGGTATAGGTGAAGCAGGAAAAGAGGCTGTTGTTCCACTTGAAGGCAGATATATGATGCCATTCGCACAGGCTATAGTTGATAGGATGAAATTTGACAATAGCAACAACGGAACAATAAATGTAATTTTAAATCAAGATATCAAGGAGACTGCAGACTTTAGGCAGGGCATGGATATCATTGACCATGAACTAAAGAGGCGAGGATATAAGTTAAGCTATGGAAGGGGGGCAATCTAAAATGCAGAAGTTAATAGTTGAAGTAAATGAGAAAATGATAGACCTATCTAAGCTAGGATTTTGCATAAAGGAAAGGCCCTCAATTCCAACACCTGAAAGGGTTATAGAAACGATTGATATTCCAGGACGTGATGGGGATTTACATGTTGAAAAGGGATATAAGGATATTGATATCACAGTTGAACTTAACTTCATGGATGATCATCTAAGGGATAGAATAAGGGGGGTCAAGGAAATATTGCTTGACTGTGACAAGATTATATTTTCAGACGATCAGGAGTTCTGCTACATGGTAAATTTCACCAAGATAGGAGATATTGAGAATGAGGTAGACTTCTATGGATCCTTTGAAGTCACATTTAACTGTAAGCCTTTTAGCTATAAGCTATCCACTTTTAAATTTGTATCAGCAATTGATTCATTTAGGGTAGATGGGTATAAGTCAGCCCCACTATTTAAAATCACAAATTCACAGGGAGATTGTTATTTTATATTGGATAATGACAACAGTAAGAAAATAGGAGTAAACATAAGGGCATCTGTGGTTTATATCGACTGTGAAAATATGACTTGCAGAAGTGATGATGGCATTAATTTGCTTGAATATATGATAGGTGACTTCATTGAACTTGATAGGGGTATTCACAGAATCACTGCATATGGTGGAATGTCTAAGGTTGAAGTTATGACAAGAGAGGGGTGGAGATAGTGATTAGAGTTTACAGGTCAAATGAAATTAATTTCAAAAGAAATGGGGTTCAGGTCCTTGATAAGCTAATATCTAATCCAGTAGTATCCGAGGAAATCAATGGTATATATCAGCTTGAATTTTCAATCCCTATCAAGGATTCAGATTATATCGAAATGGAAAATATTGTTGTGGCACCCACTCCAACGAATGACGACCAGGCATTCAGGATATCGCATATAAGAAAAAGCAATGGAATGTACCACGTAACATGCTATCATATATTCTATGATCTTAATCATAATTTAATAGAGGATATAAATATCGTAAATTTAGGGGCGAGTGCAGCCCTTGAAAAAATAGACAAGGGATGTGTTAATACGCATCCTTTTAAAATCTATACAGATATTTCAAATAAGGTGGCCAGTAGTCGAATAGTTAGATATAACCCAGTCAGAGCAATGCTAGGAAGTGATGATAATTCATTCATTAATAGGTGGGGTGGAGAGATTGAAAGAAATAACTTCAATATCACTTTTAGAAAACGACTGGGGATTGATAGTTCAGTTCAAATTCGATACAAGAAGAATTTAATAGGCTATGAAGCCGATATTGACTACACACAGATTACTACCAAAATAATGCCTAAGGCAGCCGATGGTGTCCTGCTTCCTGAAAGATATATAACATCACCTAAAGTTAATCAATATCACAATACTAAAATCAAGGTAATTGAATATAGTGACATTAAGATTAGGGATGTAGGGTCAAGTGACACAGAAGGAATGACCAAGGAAGAAGCCTACACTGAAATGCGAAGAAGAGCCTGGGCAGAATTTAGTGACAACCACATAGACGAGCCTAGGGCAAATTACAAGGTCAGCTTTATAGACTTAGAAAAGACTAAGGAATATAAGCATATCAAGAAGCTTGAGAACATCAACATAGGTGACACTTTGAAGGTGATACATCCTGAAGAAAAGGTCAGTATTACAGCTAGAATGATAAGCTATAAATATGACCCTGTTAGCATGAAATATATTGAAGTAGAGCTAGGGAATATTTCTGAATCATTCACATCAATTACATCAGAACTAAGGCGAATTAATGACAAAATCGACACCGATGTAATGAGTGCGGTTGATGACTCCAAGAAGTTGGCAACTAAAATGCTAAAAGAAGGATTTGGGGGACATGTTAAAATCATGCCTGACAAGATCCTGATAATGGACACAGACAATGAGAATACTGCTAAAAAAATATGGATGTGGAATAAGAATGGCTTAGGGTTTTCCAACACAGGAATCAATGGTCCATATGGGCTTGCAATGACTAAAGACGGGTCAATAGTTGCAGACTATATCACATCAGGAAAGTTAAATGCTAATGTAATCAGGGCAGGGCAAATTGTTGGCAAGAACTTTAATTTAGACTTAGACAGTGGACTAGCCAAGTTCGGTGCAAATTCAATAACTAAGGACAGCCTAAGCCAAGATTTAAAAAACGAATTAAAAGGCAAAGATGGACGAGATGGAACAGATGCCACATTGTATGAATGGTTAAGGGACTGGAATGGCACCTACACACAAGTAGACGGCCGTAAAGTCATATCGCCTAATATATTTGCGGGTAATAGGGATGGCGGTGTTTTCTTTAATGAAAATGGATTGTACGTAAAAAAGGGAGGTACAACAACCGCCTGGATAAGCAGGGATGGTTCAGGGTTTTTTGGGAATTCAACAGACAATATTAGTTGGGATAGCAATGGTAATATTAGGCTTCCTAAGATAACCACAGATGCAATATATCCTGGAAATAGCGAACGTATTATTTTAGAACGTGGATTAGCACCTGGGGCCAATGATGCCAAATCTATTGATGCAACTGGAAATGCAATAAGATTAAAATATAGTGCATATGCATATTTGAGTGTAAGTAACACTGGTATAAGTGGATATCGAGCAGGCGAACGTAAATTCGCTACAGCGGGGCAATATGACGGCATATCTGTAGCAAGTGGGACTGTGATGAATCTTGATAGTTCAGATACTCTAATGTCAGTTAATTCAGAAGCATTTTGGGCTAGAGCAAGCGGTGCACAAGTAATCTTAGCCACAAGAGAAGGTGTATATTCTACCACTGCACAATTAAGCTCAGACGCTAAACTAAAAGAAAATCTGTGCAAAATTAATGATGATAAAATCATACGAAAGAATGACGATGTGAAATTTGATAATTTGACTAGTGAGGATGTTTTTGATTTTTTAAAAAACACCTCACTTTTTAATTACAATTTCAAGGGTCAAAATAAGCCTAAGTTTTCCCTTGTAGCACAGCTTATTAAAGATCCCATAAGAAGTGTAATCGTTGGCTACAATAAGATAAACAAGACCTATGCAATAGATGTCTACAATTACACATCTATTTTACATGCAGGCATGCAAGAAGAGATCAAGAAAAGAGAAATGTTGGAAGCTAGGGTCACGTCCTTAGAGTCTGATATAGATATTTTAAGAAAAGAGTTAGAAACTCTTAAAAGTATGTTGTCTACAGCTAAGTAGACAGAAAGGGGCAATATTATGGCACTTAGAGACATAGGAAAAGCAAAGTATAAAATAACTATGAAAGATGGATATATTGAGGATTGCTATGCGACTCAATATGACACTGCCAGGGTGTTTGAATTCCAGGTATTTAACGACTCTCAAATAATGAGCCTATCAGGTATTACAATTAAAATGATGGTAGAGCAAGGCACTAAGGTAGTGTTTGCCACTGGGTCAGTAGTCAATGCAGACCAGGGGATATTTCAGGTGGTCTTAAATTCTGAAATGCTTGAAAACGACTCAATCCACTATGCACAGATTGAGATGTCAAATGGTAGTGAGTCTATCCAATCACCGCCTTTTAAAATCAAGATAGGCAAATCAATTAAGACAGGGGCCAAGGCAGGAGTCAATATTGTAGTTGACTATGCTAAAGTAAAGCAATATATAGATGAAATTACTCACCTTAGGCTGCACACAGACGAATTAAAAGGCCCTAAGGGTGATAAGCCAGTAATTACTATAAATGACAAGGGGAACTGGGTCATTGACAATGTAGACACAGGCAAAAGGGCAATTGGTCAAGATGGCAAGATGTCATTTGAAGAGTTATCACAGGAGCAGAAAGCAAGCCTTAAAGGTGCTAAGGGTGACAAGGGAGATACTGGACTAACAGGCCCTAAGGGTGATAAGCCAGTAATCACAATTCAAAATGGTAATTGGTATGTTGACGGAGTCGACACAAGGCAGAAGGCTAAGGGTGAAGATGGGCAAGTAACATTTGAAGCACTTACACCAACGCAGAAGGCGAGCCTTAAAGGTGATAAGGGTGATCCTGGGGCAAATGGTCAGCCAGGTGCTAAGGGTGATAAAGGCGAACAGGGTCTGCCTGGTGAAGTAAGAGTCTTGACTCAAGCAGAGTACAATGCACTTACAATAGCACCTACAGATAGGACATTTTATTTGATTAAGAAAGAGGTGTAATTCATGGCTACTTTAAATTTGAATACTGAGAAAATAGATAAGCTATATATCGGCGGTCAGTTAGTAGTTGAGTCAGGAGGGCTTACTAGTGGAAGCTTTATCCCTATAGATAGGTTAATTGAGAAAAGAGAAAGGCAACATGTTTTTGAAAAAACAGCCGTTAGCTTTGATATGAGAACAGATGGCAGCGCATCTAGATTGGCGGGAGAATACGATGGAAATTATGTTTTTATCGGGGAATACTATGTTTCTTTTGTAGATAAGAAAACATTAAACTTTGAAAGGCACCCCTTTCCTGCAACTCCAAGGGTAGGTTTTATATTCAAAGGAATCTTGATATCTATATCATCGGGCAATTTAGTTATGTTTGATTTAGATTCAAAGAAAAAAATTGAGAGTACCACACAGGTAAAATTCATTTCAAAACTAAATGAAAATGCTTTTTATATAATAGGTAGTAACCTAAGAGAGTTTACTTCAGATTCAAATGCCAAAATTGTCCTTGTAAAAGATATATCGAACAAGTCAAAAAATATAACAATAAATGACAATTCTTTCCCAGGCGAAGCACTAGCTGAACCAGTATTAATTAAAAACAATACCCTATACTATATTGTAAGAAATGCTGGGACAACTCTTAAGTCATATAGTTTTAATGAGAAAAAAACAACAGTTTTAAAAGAAAATTTAAATTATTACAGCGGGATAACCATCTTGAATGAAAGCATATATTTTTCCGCAACAGAAACCTATAAAATTGAAAAAAATGGAACGTTAATTGAGATTCCAAAGTTTAAAGAAAATGCTATCGAAATAGCTTTTTGTTCAAGCTACAACGACCTCATAATTGGGGTAAGTGGAACCAAAAGAAAAATCATGGTATTTGATGCTGATTACAATATACTAAAATCAATACCATCTGGGTTCACCTATGCGGGTGTTGTTGACTCAATCGACAACAAATTATTCGTAGAAAAATATTCGTATATAGACGGAGTTAAAAAAGAACTATATAATTTTGATTTTAGCGAAAAGATTATAGGATATACTGTAAAATAAAGAAAGGGAGTGTAAAAATGACAGCAGCACATTTATTTGATTTTTTTAGAGGTTGTACAAACACACAGGAATCAAGAGTTGTATTCGTGCTAGCACTAATAGCTAGTGCTATGATTATTGATTTTATAACTGGTGTAATTGGAGCCTGGGTAAATCCAAAAATAGATTTTAAATCTAAGGCTGGAATCAATGGGATTTTAAGGAAAGTGGCCAGTATGTTAGCGCTAACAATATTCTTGCCGGTTAGCACATTGTTGCCAAGCGGGATAGATACAATGCTTATATCCACGCTATATATAGGGTACTTATTCTTTGAAATGAAGTCAATAATAGAAAACCTAGGAAAATGTGGCATTGACACAACGCTTTTCAAGGATATACTAGGCAAGATGTCGGGAAAAACAGAAGACAAATAAATTTTAATCTAGTGGGTGGTCCATGCGGCCACCCTTTTAATTTTAAGAAAGTGAGGTAAAAAATGTTAGCATTTAAATACAAGCAAATCACCAACTCAAGGCAGATGGGTAGGAGAAGAAGTAAGGCAGATATTAAATTCCTTGTAGCTCACTATACAGGTAATGATGGAAGTGGTGCTAATGCAATGGCTCACTATAGATATCTGCAGAACGCAACAAGATATGGGTCAGCCCATTATTTTGTAGATGATAAGGAAATTATCCAGGTAATAGGAGATTCAATAGAAGCATGGAGTGTTGGAGATAATCAAGGATATGGTAGGGCCTTAAATGGCTGCACAAATTACAATTCTATATCAGTTGAGATATGCGTAAATAAGGATGGTAATTTTGATAACACATATTCCAATACAGTGGAGCTATTCAAGGAATTGAAACGTCAATATCCTAATGCGAAGGTGTGTAGACACTATGATGTTTCAATGAAAAATTGCCCGGCCTTTTTTGTTAGCAATCCTTTGAAATGGAGAAAGTTCCTTAGCGATATTGAACAGCCAAGAATCTTAGAAATAGACCTATCAAAAGACAGTATTGCAAAACCTATTGGCCAAAGCAGCATAAATAGAAGTAGCAAGCCAACTAATGAGGTTGCCGGTGATTGGAAAAGAGAAAATAACCAGTGGTATTTCTATGAGAATGGCAAGAAAAGAACTGGCTGGCTAAAATATAATGGTGGCTGGTTCTTCCTGAAAAATGATGGAAAGATGGCTACTGGATGGGTTGAGTATAACCATTCATGGTACTATTTCAATGATAGTGGATACATGATTACTGGATGGCTTGATTACAATGGTCATCAGTACTACTTTGAATACAGTGGCAAGATGGTGACTGGTAGACATGTAATTAATGGCAAGGAATATAATTTCAATGATAAGGGTCACTGGGTAAAGTAGGTAGTAAAATAGGGGGCTTAGATGCCCCCCCTATTTTTTAGTTCTTCTTCTCTTTGAGATATTAGCTTTTTTAATTCGTCAAGGTCGTCTTGGTTAGAATGCTTATTGACGAAGAGCCTAGCTGTTCTTTTATAACTCCCAATCTTTGCCTTTTCCTTGTTTTTTTGCTCCCAATTTCTAGATGCCTTGATTTGTGCGTCCGATGTCTTACCCTCCAT